AAACCTCTGCTTTTTAGAATCTTTGTTAGATCTAGAACGGGCTTCCCGCTACGTCTACTTTCTGGCGTAGCCATAAGCTGTTGCATAGCTTTGTCAAAGTTCTCTAGGTTTTCGTCTTTTTTATGAAGAATCTTGTCAGATATTTGATTAATTAGTGTGCCTATCTCGCCGACAGACTCTTCGCCAAAATATTCTTCTAATGCAGTCTTTACTACCTTGCGAACCTCATCTTGAATTATACCATATCCAATCTTACCTTCCCTCTCGCTTAACTGACCTAATACTGTAAGTATTTTATTTTCCTGATAATCCTGCACCTTGACACTAAAGTATTTTGTTGGCTCTTTTTCTTTTCGAAAATCTATCACTAGTGTTCCAGTTTTATTAGGATTGCCTAAAACAGAAAAATCTAAACTTAAATCTAACTCTCTGTCTACTGCAACTGGATCTAAGTCAATAATCTTTATTAGCTTTCTTTGCTCCTGGTATATTCCCTTTGTAGATGTGCCTCTTATTTGATAGATAATATTACCGTGTTTAAATTTCTTCAAACTTTCATATGGCAAGTTGTTGATATAAATTGTCTCGCCCTGCTTTAAGCCTGCTGGAAAGTCTCTAGTTTTAGCGGGCCCGTACTTATCAACATCAAATAAATCATTAACATTTAACGATCTTATAAACCGCCCAACCCTGCCAATTATATTTTTCTTACCAGCAATAAGTCTAGGTATATAGGTAAAAGCATTCACAGCTTTGTTTGCGCGGTCAACGAAAGTATTAGCCATACCAGTTAAATCAGCTTCAGTTATTGCAACCCGTTTGTATAGATCTTTTAACTTTTCATTATCATATCCTAAATTTTTAAGGTAACCTTCTATAAACTCGTTATCGTTACATTTTAAAATGCTTTGGTAGTTGGGGTTATCGGTTGATACCTTATCCGATTCAAGAGTAGAAAGGAGTTTCTTTTTAAAGTTTTGCACTGAAGGATTAACCGTATTCGCTATGGTTGAGGTGACGAATTTCTTATCTACAGTTTGTACAGGATCGAACTCATCAGGTATGTTTAACATATAGACCTGTATTGTATTACTATTTTCTTCTAATACATAACCCTCAAAACTTGTAACATGTTCATAGCCATATGGTGCCATTTGCGAGGGATCTACTTTAATTCTAACACGTTTTAGTCGAGTATTTTTAAACGTGTTTTCTATTAAACCATCAATACGCATATATGTTATTTATCCTTGATTATTACCTAACTTAAGTTATATTGAGGTATGGTTAAGAAACGAAATTTACAATTTGCAAATCACAATCACCCCGTTACAGAGCAAGAAAAGCAGGAAATTATAGATAGGGCGGCAAAGGCATATGAATCCTATATGGATGCTTTAGGCTATGATTGGCGTAATGATCCTAATAGTTCTAATACACCGCATAGAGTGGCCAAGGCTTTTGTTGAAGATTTTGCTTGGGGATGTTACAGTGTACCACCTAAGATAACCGCTTTTGATAATGTTGACCAATACGACGGCATTGTTGCACAAACCAATATTAGAGTTACTTCACTCTGCTCTCATCATCATGCACCTTTTACTGGGTTTGCTCACGTAGCTTATATTCCTTCTAAGAATGGTAAGGTTATTGGTTTGAGTAAGCTTAATAGAATTGTAGATTGGTTTTCTAGACGCCCACAAGTTCAAGAAAACTTAACAATGCAGATTCATGATTATATTAATACTGTATGCGAAAAAAATAATGGTGTTGCGGTAATGATTGAAGCGGGCCATACTTGTTGTTCAAATCGTGGTATTCGACATGATTCTACAATGCGAACCGCAAGAATGTCCGGTGCGTTTTTAGATAATAAAGATAATTCTCGTGCAGAGTTTTATAAGTTTGTAGAGTTTGCGCAGAATAGAAAACTTACCTGACTAAATAATTAGTGTAATCTCATCATAAAGGGTGAGCTCACGAGTGCGCCCTCGAGTATATCTTGTGTAAGAGATTTAGTTTTCTTCACTCACGAGTATTGTCATTATAACATAATAATAGAAGCTCAAAAAAAAGATCTATATTACAGACGATTACGACAGTTTGGAGTTATGGATTATGTAGATGATATTTTAAAGGAGAATGAAGAAGAAGGTATGCGTATAGATAATGAGTTTAATTACTCTCCAACAGTTTGCATGGTAAAATATATTAAAGCTGAGAATTTACAGTATATTTTACACTCAGTTGGCTTTAACGGTTTATATTAACATTAACAACGCCACCGTTTTGTTTGATAAATTCTTCACCTAATAGTACTGGTGTATCGTTCTCACTTCTGTCAGCTAAACTAAATGGTACACCATTGAACTGTTCTTTCCCCAAACTACAATCAAGCTTAACAACCGGTCTATCTTCCTTATTACCGCTCCCAATATGAATATATACCCGATCTGCAATAGGTAGGGTTAGTTGCTTATCGTTAACTGTATTAAATGTAACGTTATTATTCTTTTCTTTCAAGTTAACTGCATGTAATACATTGTGCGCGCTATTACCTGTATCGACTTTAGCCTTCACTGTTCCAACATGTTGTATAGTAATACCTTCTGTTAGACCGAGTATTTGCTCATAAAAAAATTGTTTGAAAGAAACCATAATACAATATTTATTACTATAAATAATAATAATGAGCGAAAAACAAGAAGTAGCTAATATTACTGAAGCCTACAAACAAATTGTAGTAAACGAGTTTAATAGTATTAGCCCAGGAGAAGGCAGGTCAATGTCGCCTGCACCTCAGCATGCCGAAACAATAGCTATTAAAAACGAAGACGAAAGTAACGAATTACCTAATACAGATGTTGAAACTGAAGGTGATATGGCAAAGGGCGAGCTATATAAGCTACATAAAGATTCCAAAGATCTATACAATCTTATAGGCTCTTGCGGTGAATTAGAGCCTTGGATTTTTAGCAAAATAACTATTGCTGCAAGCTATATTCAAGGTGTAAAAAATTATCTTGAATACGATAGCTTTAAGAAAAAAGGTGAGTTTAATGTCGATACTGCTGGCCATGGTGATATGGTTTCAATGAAAGTTAAAGAGATGCTTAACGGTGAAAGTAGAGAGGTCCTCGAGACCGTGCTTCGCCAGGCTATTTTTAATTTAGAAGCGCTCGAAACGTTAAAAGAAGTTAAGCAGTAACTTTTCTTGGCCCGCCAAATTGTCTATTAATTTTAGTAAACTCTAATCTATCTACAAGCTTTACATGATTTGTACCTACAAATAGAACAAACCCTTCATCTTTTGTTGGTGTAAAAGAGCCATCCGGATTTTCAATAAATGTTTTGCCCACTTTAGATTGTAAGCTTGACAATGCTTTTAATAAAAGATTTTTTGCCCTAGCCATATGATATGTTGTAACAATAAGATCAATAAAATTACTTTTATTTTTCTCCAAAAAAGATAATACTTCATTTAATCTTGATTCAACTTTTTGCTTACCTACCGCGGTCTTTTTAGTCTCTTGTTCTTTGTGATATCTTTGTGCCGTAAACTGCTTTAGTTCATCTACAAATTTGTCTGCCATAAACTCTGTACCATGCGCTGCAGCACCAAATATGCCCCTAGGCGCTATATCTACCTGCTTATTTAAAAAGATTTTTAATATACCTAAGATAGGATTTGTTTTATACTCTTGATCAAACGGTTCATCTATATTGTTAATGTGAAGTTTCGCTTTACCTACCTCTGCGTTTACTGTTCTTAATAAATCATCGGAGATGTTGACAGACAATGTATTAAAATTGCTCCCTTCAATAAAAGTTGGTGTTTTTTGACTAGCGTCTATTAGACTTTGAACATTTCTACCGGTAGAATGCAACTGTATACCATTTGCTGTTTCTTTGCCTTTGAACGATTCGTGTACTATAATACCTATAGCAGCGCGCTGTATTCTCTGTGAGAGAGGACTCTTCGGATCAATCGGAACAGCATATGCAATTACGTTGGGTTTAAATACAATAAAATCTTCACCCCCAATCGTGACTTTTTTCTTATCACTTAGTAGAGCAAACAAAGTGTCTGCTTGATATATTTTACCCGAATTATCATAAGCTGCTTTAAGATGTTTTAATAAGTTTTTTAATTTGTCTTTTAAACCCGGTGTTTGACCGTAGTATAAATCAACCTCTTTATCCGTGTGCATAATTTTAGGATTTGTTTGACTGAGACCACCTTTGAGAGAGATAAAGAATTGGCTTTTAAATTGTTTACGAGGATCGATACCGAATAATATCATAGGGCTTCCATCTATCTTTGCATTAATCTCTTGATTAGTCTCAAGCCCTTTTATCTTGTTATTAATCTCATCAATATGTTGAAGAAAATTATTAAAACCCTCTCTACCATTTTCAATTGCAAGATCTTCTATGTGTGATAAGTGAGTTTTAATATGCATATCATTCTCTAAAAAGAGAGTTTTTTCACTATTTAAAAATGAAATAAATGTACTCATTTAACTAATCCACTATAAACTCTATGCATATCTTCCTTAGTTATTGGAGGGAGAAGTTTCTTGAACGCCAAGTAGTTTTTTTGCATTAAGGCTTCACGAGCTTTCGTCGAAGATGCTAACCGCGAGACTTCTTTTTGATGTACACCGGATACTTGTTTACCTTTAAATAGCGAGATATTTTTAAAGAATGAACCGTATCTATCATTTGCATCTTCTTGACTTGCATAAAGATTTATTTGATAAGGCTCACTGTGTTTTTGAATCTCAGCTACTATTTTTTGTGCATCTGGGTGTGGGGCAGGTGATCTCGGTGTAGGTGTAAATTGGCCGTTGTTAAGAATATCCGCAATATGGTAAACAACAAGTACCGGGGAGCCTGATGTAAGTACAAAATGTACATTTTTTGGTAAATATGACTTGTAGATATTCCAAGTATTGAGAGAATTCTGCGCCGTTATTCCGTCGCGATCTACTGCAGAAATGATTACATACACATCATTATTTTCTGTTGCAGCTCTTTTGACTGTATCGAAATGACCCTTATGAGGCGGTTTAAATGCCCCGGGAAAAATTCCGACAGAATAACCTCTCTGCTCAAGAAATATTTTAAACGGCTTCACGTCTTAGCGCGATTTTAAGCCCTTTCTGTGTAAAGCTATCTATATACAAGTAATTGATAAACTTATCTCTAGGAATGTACTTAAACTTAGTTTCAAATACAGCAAAAAACCCTTTAACTTCTGGAGGAAAGAGATTGCTAACCTCGCTATTTCTCAACTGATCAATATTAGTAAATGTTGAGGTAAGATTGGCCTTTTCTATTTTTTGTAGAAAAGTATTTAAAGTAATACAATTAACACCCTTATCGGAAACACACGCTTTGCTTACAAGCTTTCTATCTAATACTTCAGCCTCCCTTTCTATCTCCTTACTAAACGTTTCATCTTCTTTCTTGAGATATAAGTTTTTAAGTGTACTCTGTAAATTTTGTACTCTACTTATTTCACTATCTAAATTTGCTTGATTTTCATCTTTCAATGCAAGCTGTTTTAAGCCTTGTAATATTTGTGGAATTGTATAGATCAAGTATGCAGCTCTTCTAGGATTTCTATGAAATCCGAGCGGATTAATCGTTGATGTATTGAATAGAGATTTTGGAAATTCTTGAATTCCCTTCTCTAAGCCAATATTAACATCAAATATTGCATCAATATAATTCTCTAAAGACCAGTCTTTAGGTACAGGATTATCTGTTTTAATAGCTTCAATTAAATTAGTATTAAGTACTTTTTTAGAATCTTCATCCATAGAGGCGTAATTTTGTAATATCACCAATAAAACGTCTTTTATTTGTGATAAAATATTACCTGTTGTGTGCTTGCCCTCAGCGCCAATCCTCACACTGCCCCTGTATTGACCGGTTTTTTTTGTTAAGCTAAATTCCTTGACTTCAAATTTGCCATAAGGTGTTGAAATATCAAAAGAATCCGATGTTCCGCCGATGTATGTCCCGAGTCTACGGGTATAGTTTGTTTCAGTTTCCATTTTTTGCTGTGGATAGAATAAAGCCGCTGCCCTTCTTTCACCATTACCTTCACCAGAATGAGCATCAAATTGCTTTATATAAAATGGTACACCTCTTACCTGTGCAGGCCACGGTAGTTCATGAACTTGATTCAACTCAAAAGGAAGTACGGTTTGCTGCGATGGCGTATCTGTTTCAGTATCTGGTACTGGTGCTACTCCCTGTCTCGGAAGGGGCGGTACTTGTCTCCCAAGAGTTTGCTCAGAGTAAACGTCTTTTAAGCTTTTGTAGGCCACTAGATATTTATAGTACTATTCTTTGGGTTCTGTATTAACATCAATAGAGTTAGAGTATTTCTTCATTATATCAACTATGGATGTAAGTACTTGAGAAGCATTAGTTTCATTTATTTCAGGTAGGTCTTTTAATGCTTTTTCGTCTAAATCACCAGGGTTCATAAACAAAGCTTTTTTTAGTAGCCTAACTAAAAAAACTTCACCTTCAGATGTTAATGGTGCTGGGCCTTCAGCGGGTTCTTGTGATGCAGGTGCCGGTGCTGGGACAGGTTCTTGCGGCGCAGGAGCCGGAACGGGTAAATCACCTGGAACGTCTTCATTAAGCTCAGCCAGCTTCTTATTTAAAATATCCAAAAACTTCATGTTAAGAAACTTTAGGTGTAACCGGACTTGTTGCTACGGTCTTTTGTAAACTGTCAGCTGCCTTTGTGAGTGTATCTAACGTCTTAGCACTTGCATCAGTAATTTGTTTCTTAACATCAGCGACTTTCTGTGTGACATTTGCTTTTACTTTTTGTACTTCTGGATCATCCTGTAACGCATCCATTGCTTTCATTAAAGCTGAAACAGTGCCGGATATGCCCGCTGCACCGGGGATTGCACCTGCAGCAATATTTCCCGCGGCGTTTATAGCCGCACGAGCAGGGGATGTAGGTGTAGTTGCAGGTACCGTTGCAGGTGTTGCAGTATATTCTTTAAGCCATTGAGGCTTTTCTAATTGATACTCATCATATTTTGCTAGCAAAGTGTTTAAAAACTTCATATTATTATATATTTATGCTGTTGTACTTACAATAAATGTGCCAATACATCATTAGGCGTAAGTATTTTAATATCTATAAATTCTAACATTTTATTGACAAAATTTTTATTGATAACATCCTCAATATCTTGTATATAATGTGTCTTTCTTATGTAGTCAAAAAACAATTGTTTAAACTTAGTTTGCAGCTCTATTGCATTGTTTCTTATTATTTTAGCATTATAATTATGAGGTGTATCAATAATAAACTGTATTGCATCCTTAAGCTCACTCTCATTACTGACAATAATTGAATTTATTTCATTATACCACACATCTCGGCCGCCTTTTGACTTGACACTCACAACTGGTATACCACATAAGAGGTATTCTGTGGATGCATAGCAAGAGCCCTCTTCGTACGATAAAGCTAGCCCGACTTTACATTTGCTTAAATTATAGCAAACATTTTCTGGATCTATTTTCTTGAGAATTTTTGTTGGCTTGAATACGCTTAAATCGTGTTCACTGGGTGTTATGAATAATTTGGTAAAATTTAAATTTTCAATAAGGGAATGTCCTTTCCATTTTTCTCCGTGAGCATTTATCACTATATCATATTCTTTAGGACAATTTCTTACAGTAAAAAGGTTACTATCCAGCCAGCAGTTTTGATTACAAAAAATTGCTGGTATGTTCCTAGGGTAAAGGTTTAATTCCTCTACACTGTTTGTTAGTATTGTTACGGTCGTACAGTGCTTTATAATTAGATTATATTCTACTACACCATCACCGCACCACCATGGAATTAAGAACACATGTATGTTTTTATATCTTGTTTTTAGTTTAACTAGAACAAGTAACAAGGAAGTTTTTGTAAAAATATTTTTACATGTTGTGGCTAAAAATAGATAAATCGAATTGTCAGTTTTATAAAAGCATTTTAAATTTAATTGGTCTATCATGTTATGAATAGCCCTAACTTTATATTAAAAGTATTATCTAATACTTTTGATGATGTTATGTTGTAGCGCTCTAGAAGTGTCTTTAGTTTAATAAAATTAGGTGACTTATTTGACCTACTGTATACACTATATAGCTTAACACGCGCCTCTTTACTTTCACCTGAATCCCCGCAAAGCAAAAGCCCATACTCCTTGAAATCTCTTGCATCTATTATGTACGTAAAAGAAAGTATTTTTGCTATTTTGATAAAGATGTTGTATACAAAATTACAATATTCTGCTAAAAGCGTTAATTCTGGCTTTTTATTAATTAAATATAGTAATTTAAATTTTCTATTGCTATCTGTTAATGCAAATAATATATTGCACAGCCGCAATACAATAAAGCTCTTAATTAGCTTAGATTTATTTTCAAGACTGTACATATAATTATCTTCCTCAATCAGTTTTTCCAAATCTTGAATTAAAGAGTCTACGTCAATAATTTTTATGTCTTTATATTGAGTAGTAAGCGGCATTAGCTAATTATAATTGAAACCACTTTAATTATCAATAAAATTTTTTGGTGGAGAACCTATACGGACATTGAGTATGCCGTTATAATAATCTTCTCTTAGAATTACATCTCTATTTAACTGTTCTTTTATTTCTCTGTATCCGAGCTCCCACTTGGAACCACAAAAATGTAAAATTATAAATTCAAAATTTTGTTTGCCTATTTTTTCAATATCTGCATTTAACTCTGCAGAAGAACTTGTATATGATTTCCAATCTGTTTCCTTTAATTCATGTCTTTTGTTCTTTTTTCCTTTTAATGGTGGTCTTTTGTAGGTTGTAATGCATTGTTTTTTTCCAATATATTTTTTTTGTGTAACTAAATTACGAATTAAGTAGATAAAGCCAAACGCATTTGGCTTATATTGTACATTTTCGCCTAGCTTCCAATGGCCTAAATCCATTAACTATTTAATTTGTGGTCGTCGTTGTACAACTATTTTACGCTTTTTGCCAACTTTTTTTGCACCTAATGCAACAGGTATACGCATATCACCTGGTGCATAAAAATCAGTGTTGCCAACATCACCCCCGTGACTTGTTACACCGGGCCCGAATACACCGCCTTCACCTGCCATATTCATTTCTTCAACAAATTGCTTAAAGGATTTGCCCTTGATTATCATATAGTAGTCGCTATTATTTATGAATGGATCAGCTTAATTCCTACATTAAAGAATTAGAGGAAGATGTAAAGATAGATGAATTAAATCTAAAGGAAGCTGCACTTATGCTACCTGCAAGAAAAGCTAAGTGGGTTTCAAGACTTATTATTGAAAAGAATAATTTAAACGATCTTCAAAAAGAACGTACAAGAATTATTAATGATGTAGTTGAGGAAATTAAAAAAGAATCACAAGTCCGCTTAGCAACACCAACCCTGGAAAAAGCTGCAGAAAAGCACGGTAAAGTTGTGAGTATAGCACAAGAAATAGCCCGTAAGCAGAATATAATTGAATTTCTTGAACGTGTTGAAAAGACCATACACAGTATTGGGTTTGATATAAAAAACTTAATCGAAGTAATTAAAATGGAGACTTCTTAATGGTATACTTTGATTTAGATAAAACAGGTAAGTACGGCTTTGTTACAGGGGATCATATTAATGACATAAGAGAATTTTTTTCTATAAAAAACGAAGGGGCTAGATTTGCTCGGATGAAGGGTAGATTTATTCCTTCTAGGACATACGCTATCACACCTGGTGGTAGAATGGACCCGTGTTTGTTTTATGAAATAACAAAATTTTTACTACAGAATAATTTTTGTAAGCAGGATGAAATCAAAGCATCGAATAAATTCTTAGAAGCTATTTTACCAGCACAAGCAACTTATCACAGAAATCTCTCTTACACAAAAGAACCGTTTAATAATCTCTCTTTACAGCTAAGAGATTATCAACAAGCGATTGTTTCTAAATGTCTTGATGCGGGCCGCGGTGTTGTTGTGCTCGCGACAGCGGGCGGTAAAACTCTTATAATGGCATCGCTTCTTTCCAACTTTTTTCATTTTAAAAATAATTTTAAGTGTCTTTTGATTGTACCTGATCTAGGCTTAGCTGAGCAAACCTTTAAAGATTTTTATGAATATAATGTACCGTTTATTTCAAAAAAATGGACTGGTAGTAATAAATTTGAATCGAATAAAACTGATGCATTTAATGTAGTGATAGCAAATTTAGGCATTTTGCAATCAGAAAATTCAGATCTTTCTTGGCTAGAAGATATTGATTTTCTCATTATAGACGAGGTACATAAAGTAAGACGTGGTAATAAAGTAAATGATATTCTTAAAACTATTAAAACAAATATTCGCTTTGGATTTACTGGTACGATGCCGGAAGATAAGTTAGATCAATGGAATATAATAGGTAAAATCGGGCCTATAATATACGAGAAAAATAGTTTTCAACTTCGAACAGAAAAGTATATCTCTAAAGTAAATGCTAACATTCTTGAAATATCCTATAAAACACCACCGCCTGTGATAAAAGAGATAACTAATCCAGCAGAGCGGTATAAGTCAGAATTAGAATTTTTATTTACTAATTCTTTTAGAAACAACACTTTAGCAGTATTATGTAATAATGCACCTAATAATGTTTTAATATTGGTTGATTTTATCAAACACGGAGAGACACTATTTGAGCAATTATCTAAAATTTGTAACAGAAAGCAAGTATTTTTTATCAGAGGAGAAGTTGAAATTGGAGATCGAGAAAAAGTCAAAGAACTAATGGAGAAGAACAATAATATTGTATGTGTGGCCATAAGTAAGATATTCAGTACAGGGGTGAATATAAAGAACTTACATTTTATAGTTTTTGCGGGAGGCGGAAAAGCAAAAATAAAAACAATTCAAAGTATTGGTAGAGGGCTCAGACTACACGAGGCAAAAGATAAGCTCTACATTATTGATCTTGCAGATCAATTAACTTATGGAATGAGACATCAACAAAAGCGTCAGCAGCTATATGATCAAGAAAGAATACCCTATACGGTGAAGCAATTAACTGAAAAATAATTTTTATGAAAAAAACAAAAACCAAAAAGAAACAAGACAATTTAACAAAAGATAAGCAAAAATCTGATACACCAGATATCGAGCTTGAATTACCACCTGATTTAAAAAATCTTGAATCGGTAATAACAGCCGCGGCTGAAAAACCGGTTAAAGGTAAAAAACTCAAGCCTTCAGAAAAACCTCATTATGTAAATAGCAAGCAATTTGAAGAGGAAATTAGACAATATTATAAGACGGATAACATGACTGAGTACCTGGCAGATGCTATCAGGAGAATTGCCTACGGTCTTTCTTTTGCGCCAAATTTTATTAATTATTCCTATAGAGATGAAATGATTGGTGATGCAGCTGTAAAGATGTACCAGGCGCTAAAATATAAGAAGTTTAAGCTTGATCACGGCTTTAGCCCGTTTAGCTATTTTACGACGATTGCGTTTCATGCATTTATTAGCCGTATAAAAAAGGAAAAAAAGCATCACCAGCTTATTGTCGATTATAGGGAAAGAAATTACGATAGTCTTATTAATAAAGACGAAGACGGTACAGGTATAAGAGTTTGTACTTCAGATGGTGCTGGAGGACTTGATAATAGTTTCTATAATGAGAGTAATGCCTAATTCTAGGTTCGCTATATTTTCAGACTTACATCTTGGTGTTCATATGAACAGTCAAGTATGGCATGACGTCTCCCTAGACTGGGCAGAGTGGATTGTCGGCGAACTTAAACAAAAAGATATAACTGAAATTGTATTTTGTGGTGATTTTTTTCATAGCAGAAGTGAAATTACAGTGAATACACTTCACCATGCTAGCGTTATACTAGAGGCGTTTAAAGATTTTAAAATTTATATGCTCGCCGGTAATCATGATTCTTTTTATAAAAACAACTGTACAGTTAATAGTATCAGAATTTTTCATGGTAGAGATAATATAGATATTATTGACAAGCCCTGTCTAAAGCAAATTGGTGGTAAAGAATGCTTTTTTGCACCCTGGGGAACTGAAATATCGGATATTCAAAGCTGCGATGTTCTTTTTGGTCATTTTGAAATAGAAACATTTAAGATGAATAGTTTTAAAGTCTGTGAAGGTGGGTTTAAGTCGAGTGATTTGTTGCAGTTTGCACCGCTAGTTATCTCTGGTCATTTTCACCTTCGCGAAGAAAGAAAGTATAATAAAGGCACTATTCTTTACGTCGGTTGCCCTTTTGAGTTAGATTTTGGGGATGAAGGTTCGACCAAGGGCTATTATATCTTAGATACTAAAACATTACAATATGAATTCTTCCCGAACGAAGTATCACCAAGACATGTTAAGATAAATTTATCTGATTTAGTTAAGATAGATAATTTTGCTGAAGCTGGAAATGTAATCTTTGGAAACAATATTGTAAAGTTGGGTATAGATAAAAATGTTTCTACTCAAGATCTCGAAAAACTAACTATTAAGCTACATAATTACAAGCCACTAAATCTTGTATTAGACAATAGCGTTAAGTTCGATAAATTCGGTGCTGATATTGAGCAAAATATTGATTTAAGTGGTGTAGACATAACAAAAGCAATAACAGATTTTGTACAGCTATTAGATATAGAAAATAAAAAAGATGTAACTGACTACACAATATCGCTTTATAATCAATGTAAATGAAAAAGATTATCTTCAATACACTAACTATAAAAAATTTCCTAAGTGTAGGGGATAAGCCTGTGAAGATCAATTTTAGACCAGGTCTTCACGGTATTACAGGTATCAATAGAGATCAATTAGATAGACGTAACGGTGTTGGTAAAAGTACTATACCAGATGCTTTACATTTTGCTCTTTTTGGTACTACGATAAGAGAACTCAAAAAAGAGTTTATTATCAATAACATCACAGGCAAAACATGCACCGTCTCATTAACCTTTACAGTTATTAAAGGTAATGATAAGCAAAACTATGAAATAGTAAGAACTTTAGAGCCAAGCAAATGTATTTTATATTTAAATGATAGGGATATCACCAGAGATAGTATAGCTAATACAACAGAATATATTAGCGAGATAATTCAATGTACGCCTGAAATATTTCAAAATTGCGTTATAATGACAGTTAATAATACTGTTCCCTTTATGGCTAAGAAAAAAGCCGATAAGCGTAAATTTATTGAAGGTATTTTTAATTTAGAAATCTTTAGTAAGATGCTCGTACAATTAAGAGATGAGTACAGCGAAGTCAAGAAAACTCTAGATATAGAAACTGCTAGACAAGAAGAAATTTTTACTTCGATAGATACGCTTAAACAGCAGAAGGAAAAATCACACCGAGAATACGAAAACCGAAAACAGACATTTCTAAAAAGACAGTCAGATAATAATAATGAGCTTGATTTTATTAAGCAAAGAATAGACAGCTACAAGCCAATTAACGAAGAGGATGTTAACAAGAATATAATTTTACTTAATACAAAGCTTCAGGAATGTGATGTAAAGATTCAGGATTTAGGTAAAAACATAGCAGCGCTGGAAACTAAAAATGAATACGACATTGCAACATTAACAAAGATTGGTACAGAGGAAGCCACGTGCCCTACTTGCTTGCGCCCTATGCTTGAACATGACAAACAACATGTTCATACTACCCGTATTAACTACAAAACAGGTATAAAGAACAGAGAAACCGACATTACAAGCTACGAGACTAAACTACAAGAATTAAACGTATTAAAAGCTAAAATTCTCGATGCAATTAAGAAAGGTCAAAATAGCATTAATCAAAGCGTCTTAACAAAACAACAACTAGAGAATGACCAATCCCGCTTAAGCCAACTCACAATATATAACAAGCAAGTGGAGCAAGATTTATTACACCTTAGTGATACTAGCTCTACAGTTGATAATTTGATAAAAGAAACAGAGACAAAATTACAGCAAGTTGAAGAAAAGGTTAATGGCCTGAAAAGGATTACCAATCTCTTAGACACTGTAAAATTTGTTGTAAGTGAAGAAGGGGTAAAGAGTTTTATCGTAAAAAGAATACTTACCCTATTCAATAGTAAATTAACTTCCTACCTAAAGCGACTAAATTCAAATGCAATAATTTCATTTAATGAATATTTTGAAGAGTCAATTATTAACGATAAAGGTAAAGAAACAACATACTTTAATTTTAGTGGTGCGGAAAGAAAGGTTATCGATCTTGCAATAATGTTCAGCTTTATCGATATGCTCAGTTTGCAAGGAAATATATTCTATAATATTCAATTTTATGATGAATTACTAGACACTAGTCTCGATGAAACTGGTGTTGAACTCGTGCTGAGATTATTAAATGAATTTGTAGATAAAAATAATTTTGGTGTATATGTTATTTCTCATCGAAAAGAATGTGCTCGGTTAGTCAATGGTGATATTATATTTCTAGAGAAAAGTAACGGACTAACTACACTCAGTTCAGGGAGCAGTTGAGATATATCAACAAGCTTATATATATCATAGAATGATCGCTGCAAACCCTTATTTGCCCCCGCTACTTTATCATACACATCTTGCTAATAACAGTACCCCGTCAAAACCAATAATACAAGCGGATAATTCTCAACCACCTGAAGTTAATTTACCAAGGGTTGTTCAGTACTATGCCGATTACTCGGGTTGCGGGTTTTGGCGTATGCTGTGGCCAGAACATCTTCTAAATGCATATGGCCATATGACGGTACATGGAAGTACAGTAATGGTTTTAGACCCTAGGTGGTATGTTAACGTCAAAGCGGTTAGAATTCAAAGACAGGCGACATCATCACAATTACAATTTGTTAAATTCTTGAGAGAAGTATCTAAGCAAGTTGGTTTCAGAATTATTTACGAGATCGATGACTTGGTCTTTTGTGAAGATATTCCTGATTATAATAAATTTAAAACAGCATTTGTTGATCCAGAGATTAGAAGAAATGCCCAAGAGATAATGTCACTGTGCGATGAAATTACTGTAACAAATGATTTCATGAAACAGTATTATGCTGAGAAGACAGGTCACAAACATATTACTGTAATTCCTAATTTTCCGCCAAAATTCTGGCTTGGTAATTTTTATAATGAAAAAGCTATAAGTAGCAATTATGATGCCTATCAAAAGAAGCCACGAGTGCTATATGCCGGGTCGGGTGCACACTTTGATGTTGAGAATAGGGTAAATCAAAACGATGACTTTGCTCATGTTGTCAGGGCCATCTATAATACCCATCAAGAGTTTCAATGGGTATTTCTCGGAGCTTATCCGCTAGGGATAAGACCGTTGATTGACTCTGGTGCTGTAGAGTTTCACCCTTGGGTAAATTTATATGATTACGGTGAAAAGCTAAAGAATTTGCGTGTAAATGTAGTTGTTGCCCCGCTTCAAGACAATACGTTTAACAAGAGCAAATCTGATTTAAAGTGGATTGAAGCAAATAGTTTAGGGCTACCGATTGCATGTCAAGATCTTTGTACTTACAAAGATGCTGAGTTTAAATTTAAGACGGGCGATGAAATGATCGCACAAATAAGAGGAATTTTAAGCAAAAAAGGCCGGTATATGAATATATGTGCTGCAGCTAGAAAAAATGCCGACACAAGATGGTTGGAGAATGAAAATAATCTTGCTTGTTATAGAGAGCTATTCTCACTACCTTACGGTAGCCCGGAGCGTGTACAGTTAAATAAAATTAATAATATTAAAGCTTAGTAATTGATTTAAAAATATAACACAAACTTGGGTATACTAAAAAAGTTAATAACGGAGTTGCAATCGGCGCATTAATTAAACATACAAACGAAATACCTACTAGCAGAGAAAGCCAGAAAGATAGACATATCCAACACGATGTAAGCTTACCTAGAAACGGTGATCTCATAAAAAGAAAATCATCAAATTCATTATTTGTAATAAATATTTTTTTAAAAAGAAGTTTGCCGAGCGTAATTTTTAAAGGGCTTCCGAACCAAAGTAATAGTAAACTGCTAACTATGAGAGAACCTGTAAAGAATTCTACTATTGTCATTGGTGTATAAGACCTTGCAACTTGACAATATATTGTTGTCTTAAATTTCTTTCTGCGCAAGTCCCGCAACCACCTTGTCTTCGAACAGTTTCTAAATCAACTCCATATTGATGTCTTAAAGCCTGACAGTCAGGTATTTCTGGCGGACAAGGCCTCGTGAAGTCAAAAAATTGCATAATGGTATCCATATTGTATAATATTTTATTGCTTCCGTAAAGAAATCAATTATTATATATTTAATGATAGGCTACAGAAATATTGCATATGATCCGAGACAAGAGCTAAT